ACCACAGCAATAAGCACTGAAAGTTATCTAACTTTTTTTGGTGCTTATAGAATAATAGGATCATAAAATGACAAGTGAACTAAAAGTAGATAAGATTACACCAGCGTCAGGGACTTCTACTCAAATAGGAGATTCAGGCGATACAATAAATATACCGTCAGGTGCAACTTTAGCGAATGCAGGATCAGTAACAGGATTACCTGCTTCTTCTATAAGTTCAGGTACAATTGCCACCGCAAGATTAGGATCAGGTACAGCATCATCCTCTACATTTTTACGAGGCGATCAAACATATGCAGAACCTGGTGGTGGTGGGTTAATTCCAATAACTACAGTAGCTTTTAGTTCTGGTACTGAGTTAGTTATTAATAATTGTTTTTCTGCTACATACTTAAATTACATGATGATTATTTCGTTACTTGTTCCTCAAAGTGATGCTAGTTTAAATTACAGATTTAATGTAGGTGGCACAGTGGATTCAACTTCCAATTATAGATATACTTTAGCAGGCACACAAAACAGTAGTAGTGGTACAACTAGCCAATCAAATGGTACAACAGATGAAGGTAGATTATTTTATGATATTGATGCAGATAGTGAAGCTGGTGCTAGTGGAGTTTTTTATATTCACAATCCTTATGGCGGTTTTCAAAGAAAACAAATTCATGGGAATACAATGCTTCAAAAAGGCACTGCAAGTAATACTACTCAGTATCAAGTTGCCTCTGATTATCACAACAGTTCAGTCAAAAATTTTACAGGTATAAATCTTTTTAGTAGTGGTGCAACAAACTGGAGAGCAGGTAGTACTAGTGGAGGCTATGGCAGAGTTTCAATATTTGGAATTGTTAATAGTTAAGGATAAGATATGAAGAAAAAAGTTTATGATGTAGCAACAGGACAGACAGAAATTTTAGATTGGACTGCTGAAGAAATTGCATCACATCACATAGGTTATGCAAGTATAGCTGAAAAAAATACAGCTTATAAATTAGAAAAAATTAAAAACCTTAGATTACAAAAATTGCAAGAAACTGATTTTTGGGTTATGCGCGGTAACATGACAGACGTACAAACTACTTACAGACAAAAATTGCGTGACATACCTGCTGACTATGATAGCTCTAAATATGATGAATTGCTTAATAGAGACACAGATGGCAACTTAACACACAGCGTATGGAGTAAACCGTAATGGCACTAACTAGACTAGGACCGAATCAAGCAATAAATTTATCATCCAATACTACAGGTAATTTGAATCTCGCAAGTCAAGTTACAGGTACGTTACCTACAGCAAACGGTGGTACGGGTGCTACATCTATACCAGCAACAGATTTAACTTCTGGAGTCACTGGAGTTTTGCCAGTTGCTAACGGAGGTACTAATTTATCTTCTGGCTTTAGTAATGGAGCTGGAACTAACAAAGGAGATGTTGGCTCTTACACAATGGCTTTTTGTAATGCTACCAGTGGAGTCACTGGTAATACTGGTGGAGCAGGAACAACAGCAGGAACAAACCTTAGAGTTAGAGCAGGTGAATACAATACACTGCAAGCACAAGCATCGTTTAGCAGTACATATTGGAATTTTAGTGGCACTTGGAGAAATATGAGTGCATCAAGTGTAGTGGCAAGTAGTGATGGGTCAAATATGCCTAATAGTTTATGGGTAAGGGTAAGTTAATATGAGTATAACAATAACAGCAGTAAGAAATCCAGTTTGGAAAAAAGCAATATCACCAGACACAGGCAAAGAAGTTGATGTAATACAGTGCGAAATACAGTGTGATAGATTTGGCAATGAATGGTTGCCTTTTGGTTCAACTCCTTATGATACTGAAAAGCATGGACAAAAACTATGGAAAGAATTTAATGATGGTGTTTATGGAGAAATAAAAACATGATTTTTTTAGGTAGCACAGCAACGTAATGACCTTTGGCGCTGCATCATTCGGTGAGCGTGCCTTTTCTGAGGACGTAGATCAAAATGCCGTAGTAGCGGTAACCGGACAACAATTAACAGGTAGTCTTGGCACGGTAACAGTAACAGCTGGTGTATTAGTACAACCAACTGGTATATCTTTTTCTGCCAATGTTGGTGATGTAACAGTAATAACAGAAATTATAGTAACACCTACGGGTGTAGGTGCAACAATGTCACTTGGTGATGTTGTTGTAACAGCTGGTGTATTAGTTTTACCAACAGGTTTACAAATTACATCATCTCTTGGTACAGTGACTGTAAGCGGTTC